TTTTAATGGTGTATCCGTGGTGTATCTATGGTGTATCTTGGATACACCACTCTTGCGGGAACGCAACCAGGAGTTTTCGGGGCTATTACTTTCTGGTGAAATAATCTATATAGTAGAAAATTATGATGAAAAAACAAATATACGTAGTAGACCTAATTAACAGATTTGGTAAAGATCGTATCAGAAGAGCTTTGACTCAAAGAAGATTTACAAATAAGAAAAGAGTTGAAGAACGAAAAACAGGTCAAAAGAGTTTTGGATTTAAAAAAGGTGGAGCAATTTAATGCCAGGTGGTTTAAAAAGAAAAACAGATAGAACAGAATTAGATCTCACTCCTAAACAGAAAATGTTTATAGAGATATACGTAAAAGATTGGGGATCAATAACTCAAGCTGAAGCACTTAAACGTGCAGGCTATGTTTGTACTAATGAAAAAGATTACGGATCTGTTGCATCTAGAATGTTATCTAGAAAGCACAATCCTCATATTGCAAAATACTTTGATAAGCTATTTGATAGAGAAGTTAAAAAGTATGAAAGTGATAACCTTAGAAGATATAAAAGGTTAGAAAGAATTTCTGACAAGGCCGAGAAAGATAAACAATATGCTGCTGCGATCAATGCTGAATATAGATC